CAAATTCTACGTCGATCATCAACTGGCCATTTTCATGGCGAACTTGCCCGCGACCGATCGGCAAAGAATCAGATCGATGATTGAGCAAAACAACAGGATTCCGCCTATATGCGTCTAAATTCCATCCTCTTTGTTCGATAATGTCGCCGTACCTATCAGCGCCCGATGTCGACGCAACGAAGCGAACAGGCGCGTCTTTTGCTTGTTCTGCGGTATATTTACGCATTTCTAGTCGAAACATGGGTCCCCTCGATCAATACTTACCATATTTATGGCAAAAATACAATTTATGTTGATTATCTAAAAAAAAATTAGATATTTCTTATTTTATTCTTGACGTTCATAACTTATTGCTGTTACTATGAATACAGATAGAGACAATAACAACACAACAAAGGAAAACACAATGACAATCAAGTTTCAAAAATTCATAGATGACACAATGGAAATCCGCTCGACTGATGCAATCACTAGTATAAATTCTCGTGGCTACGTTGGCGAAATTGTCAAAGAGTTGGCGCCGACTAGCTACCTAAGTGATTATCGGACAAGTTCTTACACAGTTGAAATCGTTGATGCTGATTTCCACGTAACAGCAACAAAGGAATTTCAAGTCAATGGCACGTTTTCTCCGGTATGGGGAAATCGTAGCACTAGAGTAACAAACGGTTACGAAACAGCGCGCAAAGCACTAAGCGCCGCAAAAGCATGGGCTCGTGAGACTATCGCCGCCATGAACGTAGCATAATAACGCATGGCCCGCCGGAGTCTATCCGGCACTTACTATTAATCGCGATGTTGTCCCGAGTCGCACACTTTTGCTAATGATTGTATCGGGGCTCTAACAACAAAAGGAGCACAAATGACACGACAACAAAAGAGAACTAATATCGAGCGCATAGCAAGAATTGAGACAAGCGACTCAATTAGGCGAATCATTCAACACTACGAACGCATGATCAATAACATTTTAGAAGATGATCTATTGTTATCGCTTGATGGTAATAACTACCATGCAAGTATCGAATTCTATCAAGAAATAATTCAACAGCATCGCGAAGCTTTGAGTCTCCGTATCGAAAAGGAGTCGAGCAATGTCTAAAACTTCCGACTATTACATGGAGCAGCTTAGCATGATCCCTTTATCGATAGATGAGTCACGCTATCCAACGCCTCACAAATTAGCAATGAGTGATCCTAGATATGATCAACGCTTTCACGACATATCTAATCAACTTATGAATCTTGCGATCATGCATTATCCCGAAATGCATAACGGCAAGAGTCACATGGTCAGCATCAAAGATGAGTCAAGCTTGCGTCATATGTTCTTTAGGATCAACATGTATCAATTGATCACTCTGATCGAGCTGTTAGCAACTGATTCGATCCTAAGCGACACGATTCCAACTGATCAACAGGTGCGGCGATCCTTTATCGAGTATGTCGAAAAGTCCGATTCAATTCCGTTCTGATTATTTACGGGCTCTAAATGTCTCGATACACTCGCGCCGCTTGTCTTTGTCTTCACTCTGACAAGCGGCGATCATTTGTATGGTGTTCGCAATGTTAGCTATTTGCTCGCATTCTGCGCCGCTTGTCTTGCTGTCTATTCCGCGAGTCGTCTGTCTACAGAACAGCTCTCGACATAGCAACGCGCCATGCTTTTCGATATGCTCCGCGCTACAAGGCACCGCTAACAAATCGAGATTCGTAAGCTGCTTAATTACTTCTTGCTGCTCTTGCGCGACTACATCCGAAACGACTACAGGATCACGATCCTCTTTTTTCATTATTTCTGTATAGATCCAGATCGCGCCAACGAGTCCGGCGCCGCCGAGTCCCGCGTAGATATAGCTCATAACCATGCTTCCTCCTTTGAAAAAATAATAACATAATTGTTATTTACTTGTTGAAAGGTCCATAAGTTATGTTACTATTAGAGTGTAGAGAGAAACAACACAACAATAACAACGGAGAACAAATGCCTATCAATCATTCAGACTTTAGAAAAAACTATACTTGCGACACCTATCATGGCGATGTATGCGGCGTAAAGTATCCATATACCTGCAAAGCTATTGAATATGAAATTGATCCCCGCACTATTCTCGATAATGGAAAAGCTGTCGTTATTCGTGTAAAGTATCTTCAAATTGGTCAAGGCTCCGGCGGCGGGATTGTCGAAAGCTTTTACACTACTTTTGGATATCTAAATGGATATGATCGAAATGATGCAATCAGAATGATTTCAAACTAAGGCTTCAGATAGCCTATCCGCCCCCGCTAGCCGGGGGCTTTCTACTTATACAGGATCTTCGCCGCTATCAATAACGATCGGCGCTATAGTACAGCGGCAATTAATATCCATGCTCTCGTCTCCGAATTCTCCGGGGCTCATGCCGCTATAGCCTGCGACTTCAAAAGGTAAATCAACGTCTACAACTTGACCATCTAATTCAAGATGTAATTCCCTTGTGATTCCATCATTGCCGCTAGAAACCCATTCTTTCTGGAGCTTGATTCCTAGTTGCTGCGCTTCCTGATAGGCCTGTAACGTCGCAGCATTTACGGCTCGCGTGCTTTCCGTTTGCGCTATTGTTCGCGCGCGTCTAGTGTCAAATACGGCGTTTGTTTCTACGTTCTTCGCTATATCCTCAACGCTGAGCCCCTCAAGGAGTCCTTTTTCGACTATCTTTTGTACTTTTCGACCGGTGCTGTTTGCGACTTGTTCCGCAGCATTTAGACTCAACTGCGAAGATAGATCACGGACTCCGAGATTAGATCCAAATGATGCGTCATCAGGTACAGAACGCCCTGCCATGTCGAATACTTGGTCAAGCACTCCAGCTCCGGCGATTGAATACACGGCGCGCCATGTGCGTCCTACCGAAACATTGAAAAAGTTGACTTCATCGGCGATAGCTAACAATGATCCCAAATCGATAATAGAACGCGTGACGATTCCGGCGGCGTTGCGTCGCTCTGATACTAGCGACTCGACTCTCTCTGCGTAGCGCTTAGCAGCATCGCGCAAATAGTACCGCGTCATGGCTGCGATCTGTCTTTCGGCCGGCTTCACTTTCCGTTCGATCCAGTTATTCCAATAACGATTGCGACGACGTGACTCTGTTATCTTTTTCTTTTCATCTTCGATCAGATTCCGCATGTAGCGTAGCCCGCGATCTCCAACTACAAGCCATTTGATTTGGGCTACAGTGCCGGCGATTCTAAAGTCCTGATCATGTCTAGCCGCCCATGCTTCGCGCTTTCTTATGGCCATTTCTTCGGTTTCTGTGCGCGCTGCACGGCTTGATCTCTTTGCTATAGGGGCGAGTCGCCTATATTGATTGTTTCCCTCTATATTGCCGCCTTTACTCCAGATCTCTGGCCAATTGTCCTTTAGATCTTCGGCGTCGCCTACAGGAAAAATATCATAGTTAGAATTAGTTAGATTTACGCTTTGATCGTCGCCGTCGCTGGGAAAATTAGTCGGATCCTTGTCGCCTACAGATCCCCGGATCTCGTAGTGCTCGCATGCTCCGTGATGATTGCATGACTTGTCTTGATTCTTAGGAGATTCCGGGTGATCTTCTGGAAGCAGATCAACGTCAAAAGGACGCCCCTTGAATTCAAGAGTCGCTAATGCTCTAAGAAATCCATTCACGCGCGCCATGGCCCACTGCTCCGGACTATTTACGGACGGCCTAACGCTTCCCGGGTTATTTTTGTACGCCCCGATCCCGCGCCAATAACTGACGGCAAGAGTCGCCGCCGTTGTTTTTTTTCGCTTGTCGTCGCCGTGTTCTTCGTTGTGATCTTTTGCTTTCGTTGTTAGCGCTTTCTGTGTCGGTTCTGGTAGCGCTTTGAACGAGTCCCGCTTGTTATTTCCTGTCGCCAGTTCATCCTCTTTAGCCTTTCCGACTATCTCAAATAATCGAACTAGCGCGCGCGCGTTCTGATCTTCTTCGTCGCCTAGATCCTGCGCTGCTGTCTCTTGATCGAAAACAACGACCGGCGCATCCTCTAGGCCCTCGTATTTGTACGCGTCCGAAGCACTCATGCCCGCGTTCAATATATGCATTTGAATCCGTGTAAGCTGCGCCGTTCTGGATTCCTGCAATGCCTCGACTCCTGAATAGTCCAGCTCTACACGGAATCCAACGTCAAACAGTCGCGCGACTTGAGACAACATAAGCGCTAATTTTTTGCCGCGTTTCGTTTGATTCGTCCAATAATTGATCGCTTGCTGTCGTGCTGTCGCATAGTTAGCCGCCTCAAGGCCTAGAATCGCCGGAGGAACGCCAATAACAGCGCTAATTGATTGTCTAGCCATAGTGCGGCTTGCTTCAAATTCTAAGTCTCTAGGCGTCAATTTTAGCTCTTCGACTCTTACTTGACCGCTTAGCACCATAGCGCCGCCGCTGCGCGCCATGTTTTTGTAGGCGTCTAGAATTTCCCGGCGTCTTTCTTGGCCCCAAATGTCGGCGTCATCAACTGGACTCAGAAGCACGTCGGGACGGCCCTGCGCGCTTGCGTCGCTTGCTAGTTTTTGAGCGTTTATATCGGCGTTGATTTCACGCGCTAACGATTCGATCGCGCCTGTTCCGTATAACTCGCCGCCTGCGCCGTGATTCCATGAAGCATTACGGCCATGTATTATCCTTTCGGGTGGATACATGATGCGATTCCCGTCGCTGTTATATTCGTATCCAATGATCCCGCGCTGCGCGTCCGTTATGATCTTCACGTCTTCAGGGTGTAGTCGGAACAATGACTCCGGCTTCGTAGCTCCGGCGACTAGGATCCAGCAATTCCCCGAAAGGATCAGATCTGTGATCAACTGTTCACGAAAAAGAAAGCCGTCAGTGTAGCTATTCGGATGATCCATGAGTTCATAGAATGCATGCTCTTCGACAACTTGACTCGCTGCGTTACGTCCTTTTATCAACTTGATCGGAAGCGCTGCGAGATCTTGACTCGCTCTTGTAACGGCGGCGTTAGTATAGGCATGCCCGCTGTAAGCTTGCATGGACGCTTTCGGGCTGAATGTTTGACGCGCTCCATATGGATTATTCCAGCTCGCGCCATGCTCGGGCGCTTTCGGCTTGTTGTCGACCTTTTGATACTGCTTTTCTTCAAATGAATAAGTATCTATCAGCCCGATAGATCTAAATAATCTGATATACCAAGGACTCCGGAAATCGATCGACGTTGACATGTTCCCCTCCGCTCTCATCTTAGCATAACAAAAAAGGGCGGCACATGGGCCGCCCTCTAACAACGATTAACAACAAAGGACATGCCTTTAATTATCGTTATCAGATTCTGATTGTTTGCACAATGATTATTTTATGGACATGCGCCGATCCCTAAAATATGAGACAGCCCATGAATCACTGCATGAATAACACCTCCAAAAATAGGAAGTGTGATCACAAATATATAAAAACGTTCTTTGATTTTTTTACTATGACTCATGACATTAGAATAATTTCATTTGACTATTATCGCGTTTATATTGATCGCGCGCGAAGTCGATTCGGCCCTCAATTATCGGCCAGTATTCAGGCGTCAATTCGCATCCAATGAAATTGACTCCATCTAAACAAGCAGCGACTCCAGTTGTTCCGGATCCTGTGAACGGATCCAGCACGATCCCATGCTTCGGCGTGACAAGTCTAATAAGCCAGCGCATGAGCTTGACAGGCTTTACTGTCGGGTGGCTGTTCCGGATCTCACTTGCTGTGCGTCCTGCGCCTGCTCTCGGATTATTGAGTCCCGCTGATCCCTCTTTTCTACTAACGGCTTCGAAGCCCTGAATCGGATTCAGTTTTTCGAGTCCGCTCTCTTTCTCTGCTCTGCTCGGCTTTGGGCATTGATATATATTTGCAGGCCATCTTCCGCTTTCTGGCTTGTAAGATGATATATCATTCTTAGCATTTAAATCTCTTTTAGTGTCTTTCGCATGCTGAGGCCCTACCCAACACGGATCGCCATAAGCGAATCGACAATCCTCGATCCTTAGTGCGCCGGTGCCGTATCGCTTCCAGTTTTCAGCGATAGACATGCCCCGGGCTAAAGGCTTGCGCGCTAGTATTGCCGGCTCTTGTGATGGCTTTAGTGCTGTGCCTAGTCCTTCCGCGCGCTTTGCGTCTTCAGTAACTGCGGCCGTGATTTGATAGCTTTTACGATCGGGATCGTTGAATCCTCCATTGTCCATGAGCTGCTGAGTCATGTTAAACTTCGCGCCGCTTTGCGGTGCTTCGGCGATAACTGGACGATCGAATCCAGCTGCGCGATCGATCGCTTTGCTTATGTTATGCGACTTCGGGAATCCGCTAAAATATAGCCAGCTGATCATGTCTCTGATCTCAAATCCTGCGTCTTCAATAGCGCAGGCGATTCGGTGAACAGTCCGACTTCCTCCGAATGCGATCAAGTGTCCGCCCGGCTTCAGCACTCGCAAGCACTCGCGCCATACGTCGACGCGGAAGGCAAT